GCCAACAACGTTATCATTCAAGATGAACGGAAAAAGTACACTTTCATTAAAAGAATGTGTAGAAATCAAGCGAAAAGCATTTCCAGACAAAACATTAGATTACTTATTTGCAACAGATGAAACAGGTTCAGAGAAAGGAGAGTGAAGAAAGAGTGCAATTAGCAACAACAATAATTTCAACAATATCGGCAGTTTGCAACATTTACCTAATTTTCTATATTAGGAAAATGAACTAAAAAAGATTGATGTCTCGAGAAATGATGAATTCGTTCTTGCGCAGTTATATCAATTTTCATGGAAGTATATGGTGAATCAAAATAATATCCGAATTCTTCAGATGTATGAGGGTAAAGTACAACTTCATCCAACAATGGCTCTGAATATTTGTAATCCGGAATAATATCCGAAAGTACATGTTGAAATGGACCTGCTTCAGAATATGTCTGCTGAGGTTCATAGCTTGTTAACGGATGTAATGCGCTTCCGTTTGGAGAAAAGAACTGAATATCCGTGATAGTAACAGATACAGCAGAAACATTATGAATTGTGAACCAATGGATTGGTGGATCTGGTTCTTCGAAATATAGAACATCGGCATGGATTTTGATTTTTCGTCTATTGCATTTTTGCGTGTAGTAAATACTATACGCAGAAAGTAAGAGAGCCAAAAGCGCTATTGCAAAATTCAATTCATCGAGGGACAGGCTTTTGAAAACATTAATTATAGAAGCCATAAAAGTACTCCTTTCTTTGGAAACTTGGGTACTGGCATACCCTGTAAGAAAAGTATAAGAGAAAAAAGGGAGAAAGACAATGTCAGGATATAATTTTAATCATTTTACAGGAAAGACAAGAGGTAAGGCTTCGAGAAAGAAAAAGATTCGAATGAAACAAAATCATAAAGATAAGTATGAGAAATATTCCAATAACAGAGGAATAGTGAGGTAAGTATAAGAGTGAAGAAAATTATATTTGTATTATTTGCGTGCTTAATCCTCTTAACAGGGTGTAGTCAGAAAATAACAGAAGGAGAGATATATGAAAAAGAATTTCTTCCAGAAGAAACAAGAACAATTATAATACCGATGATTCATACGAATGGGAAATCATTATACACGACATATGTGCCGGTAACACATCATTATCCAGATAGATGGCGCATTTCTATTAAATCGATAGAGAAAAATGACGATGGCGATTATGATACAGCCGACTACTATACGACGGAAGAAGTATATAACAGCTGTGAAGTTGGAGATATGTTTTCCTACGATGAAAATAGGGACTGTGAAGAGGAACCGGTTGAGAAGAGTAAGTAATGCAGGAGGTGCAGAGTGCAAGGATATTACGATTCAGAACATAGCGGAAAAGGATTGGAAACGCCAACAGGACAATTAAATATTAACGTTAAAAATCTACCAGAGTTTAAAGAATTGGTAGAACAGGCAAAGCATCAAGCCGACCAATTGCAACGAACAATTAATCAGCTTAGTTACTTTGAATTGAAAATCGATTTTAGCTGTGGTGAAGAAGTTACTTCGGAGTAATAGAAGATACACTCTTGGTGACTCATTTGATAGGAAAATATACCAGAGAACCGCAACAAGTACAAACCATTCCACATAACCTATAAAGAGGTGATGCAGTTTGAAACATATATTTATTTTAAGACTTATACGAAAAGAAGATGGAAGTCTTATTTCTGAAAGAGATATGGATACTATGGCGGAAAAAGATAAGGATGAAGCCGTGAATGAGTTAAACGGGAATTCTGTTGGATATTTAGGATACCAGAAGTAGAAAACCGCTTAGGCGGTAGAAGGGAGGACAAGCATGAAAAGAAGAGGACCAAGAACAAAATGGCAGAGAATCATCAGAGAAACGGTGTTTGAGATCCTGATCGGCGCCGCAATCGGACTTGCATTTGATGCAATGTTATTTATCTGGTTGCTTGTAAGGTGAAGGAGGTGAGGACATTGCAAGGAGAAATCAAAAAAGAGCACCCGTATAAGCCGGCAAGCTTTGGGCGCTCAAGAAATTAGTCAACTATATTATATGAGAAGAAAGGAAATTAGTCAAATGATTAAAGCAACATCACAGTCCGTTTGCAGCGGAATAACGGGATGTCAGGTAGAAATACTGGGATCCGGAGCAGAGTTATTAAGTGAATATAGAGGCGTTACGGCGGCAATGTATAGATCACTTCGTGGACATATGCCAGAAGAACTGGCAAAAGAAGTTCTGGTAAGTATTACAAAGGAAGCCATTAAACAGGCGGAGGAGAAAAGATGAAGACGCTGAAAATTACAACGGATAATAAGATATCAATCATCGATCTGGATTTTGATCATAAAAGCCTGAGAGAAGAAGTCGGCGGATATGTAGAGTTAGTGAGAACCCAGAAACTGCTGGATTATTTCAAAACCAAAGTAGTCATGATCGTAGATGAAGAAGGTCTTGTGAAGAATCTTCCGGTGAATCCGATGGGATGTTATTTCTATGACACGAACAAACATGGGAATCCTATTGTAGGAGATGTGATTTTAGGCCTGCTGGTTGGATTTGATATGGATGTTATCGGTTTGGGTGATCGGGATGCAGAGCAGTGGATGGAAAAGATGCTGAAAGATTTTCCTGTATTGCAGAAGGAGAACATAGTAAATGAGTAGAAGAAAGAAGAAGACGAAACCGGATAACCGATGTTGCGAGAATTGTGTGAACTGTCTGCCGGTAGGAGATGGTGATCATATTTGCAACATGGATCCAAGCAAAGTAGTTTTGGAAGAATATAGCTTTTCTGCGGATTACTTTTGGTGCGGCGGCAGCCTTTGGGCGGAGGAATAGAGATGGAAAGCATTCCAGGATACGACGATTGGAAGACAACTCCGCCAGATGATCCAGAACCGGCCTCGGTTTGTGATTGCTGTGGCAAGTACTTATGGGAAGGTGAGCCGATATATTTAGATATAAATGGTGAAAATCTGTGCGAGGTTTGTTTGAACAAGATGTACAGGAGGATATTGTGATGTGGAAAGTAGAAATAGTAAGGGTTTATAAGTCCAGTAATTTACTGTGCGAGTATGAAGATAAAGTGATTTTCGAGGTAAACAGTTTGGCAGAGGCAAGTGAGATTACTTCGACGTTTGATAAGTATGCTGTTGGAGAATATAAATATTCGATCACGCGTAAAAAAGAAAACAAAGAAGGTGAAGAGTAGATGGCACTTAAAAGTTATGAAGAATTGATAAAGGTTGATGTAAGGCAGTATTGCGAAGAAAGAGATGGCTTTACATATCTGAACTGGGCGAAATGTATTGAATTGCTGAGACAGAACGGTGCTACCGAAGTGTATTGGGAGCCAATCCCTGATCCGCAGACCGGAAGCAGTCTTAGAAAAACAGACATCGAGTTCAAGGACAAGAATAACAATACGAATCGTTGTTATGAAACACGGATCAAGGTCGTTATCGATGATAAGGAATATGAAATGCAGACTCCAGTGATGAACGGGGCGAATCCGGTAAAAGACAATTCTATGAGTCAGCAGAGAGTATGGAACAGCATGTGCAGGGCATTTGTGAAGTGTGTGGCTATTCATACCGGGCTTGGATTTAACTTATGGCTGAAAGAAGAATACAACAAGCTGGAAGCAAAGATTCCTGGAACAGGAGAGAATCTTGCATCAGAAGCAAAGAAGAAGACGCTTAAAACGCAGTGTACGGCGCACGGTATTGATTTGGATGCTTGGGTATGTGGAAACGGAAAGACAGTGGATACACTTACGGAAACAGAGTGCGCCAAGATGTTGAATGCGATCAAGAAAAAGTACGGTGATGATTGATGAATTTCACAGGAAAACTCGAAGGCTTGAAGATGGACTATGCTACTAAAAAGCAGAGCATCTCTGTAGAAGTGAATGAGGATGCCAGAGATGCATTCCAGGAACTGAAAGATTGTGAGAAGCTTGATATTCAGATTAAGAAACATCGAGAAAAGAGAAGCTTAGATGCGAATGCCTATTACTGGGTATTAATTACGAAGTTTGCTAAAAAGCTTGAATTGAGCAATCCGGAAGCACACAACATGTGTCTTATAAGATATGGATATCCGGTAATATTATCCGGGAAATCGGCATGTGCAACGATTCCAGACACGGAAGAAGCAGAGAATAAAGTGAAAAACTCTACAGAATATCACCTGCAGCCCACCTCATAAGTGAGAGAAGGAGTTGACGGTGTGATGTACCGGACATACAGACTCCTCAGAGGAAGCCGAACCTATAATACCGAGGAAATGTCCAGGCTGATATCTGGGCTGATCACAATGTGTAAGGAGGCACAGATCCCGGATAGAGAAATCGCCACACCAGAAGAAAAGAGACTCCTGAAAGAAAGGTATGGTGTGGATGTCTAAGAAATTGTGGAGCGTGTTCACAGATGATATGGATCATTGTTATTTTACCGGCACGCCATATTGCCATCGGCATCATATATTTTATGGCCCGTATAGATCAATGTCTGAGAAATACGGCTTTGTAATACCGATAGCTTATTACTTGCATGAGAATTATCCGGACAGTGTTCATCAGAATCCGAATAAGGGCATTGATCTGGAACTGAAGCAAATGGCTCAGAAGTATTTCGAGGAACATTACGGGACAAGGGAAGAGTTTAGAGAGATCTTCGGGAAAAGCAGATTGTAACTTATTAACATAGATTCCCTGGCATTGTAACCAAGAAATGTAACGCATAAGCACTCACCCAGCGTTATTTATTGCACAAGATGTTGTATCACGGCCAGAGAGCCAGGCTCTGGCGGAAAGGAGCAGCATGGAAGGACAGATAGAATTAGAGGATTATCTCCGGTCATTGAACTGTGAGGGAGTTGACATTTGTGATTATATTCCGAAAGGACGAGCTAATGCGGTCACAAGATATGAGCTGTGTATGAAGACTGGATTCAGGGACCGTCAGGTAAGAGATTTGATTCATTATGCAAGGCGTGACGGATCTATCTTGAATCTATCGGATGGAAAAGGATATTTCAGACCTGATCTGGATGATCCGGTGGAAAGAGGAATGCTTGCAGCATATGTCAGGCAGGAAGAAAGCAGAAGAGATTCCATAGATTGGTCTCTGAATGGAGCTATAAAAGATTGTAAAGAAAACGGCATAGATTGGAGGACATAATAAATGAATTCAAACCAGAAGGGAAAGAAAGGTGAGCGTGAGCTTGCTGCAATACTCAAAAGCTACGGATATGAGGACAGCCGGAGAGGTCAACAGTATTGCGGATCTAATGGTGACGCAGATGTAGTTGGTCTTCCAGGGATTCATATTGAATGCAAGAGAGTAGAAAAGCTGAATATCTATGATGCCGTGGAACAGTCAAAGAATGATGCAAAAACCGGTGAAATGCCGGTTGTCATGCATCGGAAGAATAGAAAAGAGTGGCTGGTTACTATGCCACTGGATGATTGGATGAAGCTGTATGAAAAAATGGTAGAAGAGGTGCAAAATGCCTAACAGAATATTAAAAGAATCAATTAGGACAAGTGATACCATTGGTGAACTTAGTTGGTTTGAAGAAGTTCTGTTCTATCGATTGATCGTAAGTTGTGATGATTATGGAAGATTTGACGGAAGAACTGCGATTATAAAAGGAACTTGTTTTCCGTTAAAAGATGTAACGAATAAAAATATAGAAGATGCGCTCAAGAAGTTGGTGTCGGTTGGCTTGGTCAGACACTACGAAGTAGTAGGAAAACCGTACCTTCAGTTGTCAACTTGGCAGTCGCATCAGAATATTCGTGCAAAGAAAAGTAAGTATCCGAATCCAGATGAAGGCAAAGATATTACATTTGCAAGCAACTGCAAACATATGAATACAGATGTTCCCGTAATCCAATCCGAATCCAATCCGAATCCGAATACGGAATCGATAGAACGTGTAGTGTGCGCATGGAACGAGCTGGAGAAGTATGGAATCAAACCAATAAAAAAGATGGACAAGACATCTAAGAGATACAAGAATCTGAACGCAAGGATCGAAGAAAATAGTGTTGAGGAAGTCTTAGAGGCTATTGAGAACGTGAAGAACAGTCCATTTTTGCAAGGAAAAACAGATAAAGGTGATTGGAAAATTACGTTTGATTGGTTAGTACTTCCAAACAATTTTACAAAGGTACTAGAAGGTCAGTACGAAGGAGAAGTAAAGAGAAAAGGATTTAGCAATTTCGCTGAACGTGATTACGACATGAGTCAGATGGAAAGGGCACTTTTAGGAATGACGGGAGGTGGAAATCATGCGGATTAAGCAGATCAATCCAAGAGGATGGTATGACATTCCGGGATATGACGGGAAGTACCAGATCAACTATTTCGGCAATGTTCGTAGGGCACTGAAACGTGGGTACAAAGCGCTACACCCATATATCAAGACTACGAACGGTCGAAGGGTTGTGAAATTGAACTGCAAGGAACAGGTTGTCATGAAACTGATGCAGATCACATTTATCGGTGAATTGCCTCCGGGAATGGTAACTTATCACAAGAATGGGATTATCACAGACGATGCATTGAATAACATCGGAATCATTACCAGAAGCGAACTTGGCAGATTAACCGGAAGAGGCAATGGCTGTGAAACCTCGGTCGTGAAGATCGGCGAAGAAGGACAGATTGTTGATTTCTACAGATCAGTAAGAGAAGCCGGCAGGAAGAACCATATGTCATATCAAACGATTTTAGATCGGATTAACGGGAAAGTGAAAAGTTTATATGCGCCGGATGGCTATGTGTACTGCAAGGACAATGCCAGAGAGATCAATAAGGCGGTCCGGAGGATAGAGCTGGACAACAGAGAAGAATGCAGTGTTGATTTTATACCGGCACCGGAAATAGTATTTGATTTTTA